GCGGCATGCCAATGAATATCATAAACTTGAAGAAAAAATACAAACTGCTCGTGATGAAGGCGACACCTATGAAGTTAATGAATTAAAAGATAAGCGAGAACAAGTCCAAAAAAGATATTGGGATGCACGAGAACGTCGTGAAAAGCTTATTGATACTATTCAAAAACAAGATCAAGAAAAACAACAAAAAGAATTTCAAGAACAATTAGATTATTTTAATAAAGTAATACCTGATATGATTCCAGATTTTAACGAAGAAACAGCTATGGCTATTCGTGAGTTTGCTATCGAAGAAGGTGTTCCTGAAGATATTCTTGATGTAGTAACTAATCCTGTACTTATTAAATTTGTTGATGATTACAGAAGATTAAAACAAGGTGTAAGCAAAGGCACAGCTAAACGTAAAACTACAAGCGTTAAAAAAGCGCCTGTTCGAAAAGCAAAAACTCGTAAAGAAAAAGAAGTTGATGCAAGTGAACAACTAAGAAAAAGGGCGCTTAGTGAAGACGCTAGTCAAGATGATCAAATGGCATTTCTAAGAGGACTTGCAGAACGCTCTCTTTCAAATATTTAATACCTCGGAGGTATAATTAAAATGGCTAATTTACTTGGCGTACGCGGCACAGGCGGTCCAGCAGGACCAGCTCGCGGCACTGGCAAAGATGTCTCACAGCGTGAGGATCTTGCTAACTTTATTACAATGATTACTCGTGATGAAACTCCTTTTACTTCATCGATTGGTAAAGCAAAAGCTACTGCTATTTATCACGAATGGCAAACTGATCAACTAGAAGCTCCAGGAAACTCTCGTATTGGTGAAGGAACAGACTTTATTGCACCAGATGCAACTGGTTCAGGCGGTACAGGTGCAACACCTGCAACTGGCAATAAATTTGCAGTATCTGGCCCTAACCCTACTCGTCTTGGTAACTATACTCAGATTAACGGTAAAACAATTGCTGTATCAGGCACACGTCGTGCAGTTGATCAAGCTGGCGTAGCAGATGAATATGCATATCAGCTTAAAAAGCGTGGCACAGAACTACGGCGTGATGTTGAATTTGATATGATTCATTCATACAACACAGCAGCTGCTGTTGGCACACAAAATGCTGATGCACGTTCTGCTGGTGGATACCAATCTTTTATTAACTCAGCATCTACTTGTAATTATGTAGGTGAGTTTGAAGCTCCTTCAGCTTCTAGCTCTAATGCTGGTACTGATGCACAAGGTACAGATACTGTACGTGGATCAATTAACGGTAGTAGTACTGCTGCTCCTGCACGCGGAACTCTTGCACTTACAGATATTGATTCTGTTATGCAGAAGATCTATGAGCAAGGTGGTAAGGCAACTAAAGTTATGTTGTCACCAAAACTTCGCCGTGACTTCTCAGACCTTATGGTTTCAGATACTGGTGTTACACGTAATATTGACGCAGGTGGAAAACTTCGCCAATCAGTAGACGTATATATGTCAGACTTTGGTGATGTAATGGTAGTTCCTAACTATATTATGGGTCTATCTAATGCTGTTGAACTTAAAGGTGACAATGGAGCTGCCTTTACAGGCAATGGTAGACCAGATGTTGCTGACTTTGCAGCATTGATTTATGATCCAATGTGGTTTGCTACTGCATATCTACGTCCTTTGACAGAAGTTGATGTAGGTCAGCAAGGCGACTCAACTAAAGGAATGATGGTTGAAGAATGTACTCTTGAAGTACGTAACCCTCTTGGTTGTGGCGCTATTTACGGCCTAAATTAGGTTTAATAAGGAGGGGAAGCTTATCGGCTTCTCCTTCTTTTTTATTACAGGAGAATAAAATGCCAAAAGGGATTATTAATAAAGATGGTAAAATGGTAACAGGCCCAAAAGCTGAAATGGAATTAATGGCTTTAAAAGTAATGAAAGATGCTAAAAAAGGCATGAAAAAAAATGCTGTAAAATATAAAGCAGGTGGCGGTAAAATGTCTAAATACTATTCAGGTGGTGGTACTGTATTTACAGGGAGAGACTAATGCCTATTGTAATCCGTAAAAAAGATAAAAAGAAAAAATTACCAGATGCACCAATAATGCCAGTTCGAGCTAAAGCTATACGTCAAAAGAAATCATTTGCAGCAGATACAACAATGAACCCTGCTAATTACAAATATGGTGGCGGTACAATGAAAATGGATCCGCAGTATAAATCTGCTGGCGGCATGGTATTTAAAGGGAGATAGCTATGAAAATTAAATCGGGAGATACGCTTTCTC